GCCAAATCAAGCCGCTATTGGTTTGATTATGTCTGCGGACGGAGTGCTTATTGAAGCAACTTGCTTTTTTTCCAAAGAAAACACTTGGGAATGCTCATATGTAACCAATGTTTACAATAGTGCTGAAGATATGATTTATTACTGGGTAAGCCCAAAATATTCCAAGGAAAACGCTTATGAAATAATTGACTATAAGACCGGAGAATACATAATAGAGGGCGCTTCCCAGAATGTACTTTCTCAATATGTCAATAAAAAAGGCTGGTTTTCAGAAGACGACTTCTATTTGTACGATAGTCAGGGTAATAAAATTAATTATGTTAATTCTGACGATTACATGAGTTCTTCCGATTATCCTGGCAGTACATCTTTTCGAGGTTTAAAAATAGGAGATGATGTTTCAAAAATATTTTCTGTTTATAACAAAGAAGATTTTTCTGTACAAGTAGGTTATAAAGATGGCGTCGATACTGAAAAAGAAGATAAAATAATTCAAATGTACAATTCTCAAATAGAGGCTACCGATTCCGATGATATAGAATCTCTTCTTTCATCTATAGATACCAACATGGTAACTCTTGGTGTTATATTCGAGGGTGCTGAATTTTGTGGAGAAATTATCCCTCTTCCACAAGTTGGAGACAAAATATCTTATAATAAAACAGCCACCTTTGGATTTTTGATTGATGCAGGAAAAATTTCTGATATAGGAGTCCAATTAAAGAGCAAATACTAGAGGTTTTGAAGAATGAACATTCAAAAACGAATCAAATCTCTCCGCACTGAATCAGGTCTACACCAGTCTGAGTTGGGAAAAGCCGTAGGAGTTTCTGCCCAGGTAATCTCGAATATTGAGAGAGGCTACACCAAGCCATCCACCGAACTGGTTAATCGGTGCGCAAAATATTTCGGTGTGCCGACAGATTATCTTCTTGGCCGGACCACTGAAAAATATTCTACAACAGAGCAAAAAGAAGCTCCTGCTCTTTCTGCAAAAATAAAAGACCGGATGGATCAGTTGCAGCTGAACCCGTCCGATCTGATCACTAAATCAGAAATTCCCGAAGATTCCTTTGAGGATATCATGACAGGAACAGTTATCCCAGGGATAGATGTTACCGGCAGGCTCTCTAAAGCCCTTGATACTTCCATAGATTATTTAGTAGGGAATTCTGAATACAGCTGTGCCATTGCTTCAGAAGACGAA